GACTTGAACAGTCTCCAGACTTGAATAAGTCCACTGCAATGACATTACCAAGAATGTCATTTGAATTTACTGGACTAACTTATGATCCATCAAGAAAGGTTAGCACAACTCAGCAGTATACTGTAAAAGATCCAAGTGACGGATCTGAGTCTAAAAAAGTATACATGCCAGTTCCATATAATATGCAATTTGAACTGAGCATCATGACTAAGTTAAATGATGATGCTCTACAAATTGTTGAACAAATACTACCATACTTTCAACCAGCATATAGTTTAAGTGTTGAGTTGGTTGAATCAATTCAAGAAAAACGTGATATTCCAGTTATTCTTGAAAATATCACCATGCAAGATGATTATGAAGGGGACTACTCTACAAGAAGAGTTCTCCTTTATACCCTAAGATTTACAGCAAAAACATATCTGTTTGGTCCTGTATCCGCAGCAACCAAAGATATCATCAAGAAGGCAACTATCAATTACAAAACAGGAACAGATACTACAAATACAGAAAGGGCACTCACTTATTCTGTTGTACCAAGAGCTACCAAAAATTATACTGGTGACGCAGCAACAACTCTTGCTACAGACATTACTAAAACTCTAAAGACATTTGAAGTTGAGGATTCAAGTGGATTGACTGCGAAGACTTATATAGATATTGAAGGTGAGCAGATCTTCATTAAATCTATCACTGGTAATAAGATTACAGTTCTTAGGGGTCAAGATGGTTCTACCATCACAGAGCACCTCAGAGGGGCACCTGTACACGTTATTAATGCAGCAGATAACGCATTGATTGAAGAAGGTGATGACTTCGGATTTAGTGGTACGATCTCATAACAATGACAAATAAATTTGACACGCTAAATGACGAGTTCAATGTTGCAGGAGACATTGTACAACCTGAAGTTGTTGATAAAAAAATTGAAAAGATAAAAGAGACCTCTGATGATATCAAAAAAGACTATGACTATACAAGAGGTAATCTCTATAGCATAATTGAAAAAGGTCAAGAAGCAATCAATGGCATTCTTGAATTGGCACAAGAAAGTGAAATGCCAAGAGCATATGAAGTTGCTGGTCAACTAATCAAAAATGTTGCAGATGCCACTGACAAATTAATGGATCTTCAGAAGAAACTGAAAGACGTTGAAGAGGAGAAACAGTCCCGTGGACCATCAAATGTCACTAATGCATTGTTTGTTGGATCAACTGCCGAGTTAGCAAAACTGTTGAAAGAAAAGGATAAAAAATGAGCGGAGACTTAGGACAATTTTTTTCACTCATAGGTAAAGCAAAGAAAGAGAAGGAAGATGAGTTCCGGTCTCTGGTGGGAGAAGTTGACATCGATTCGATGTTTTCTCAAGTCAAAGAATCAATAAACGAGGATAAGAAGAAGAAAAAGAAAGAAGAAAAACAAATTCAAGCTCTTGAGTCTTGGTTGTTCACTGAAGCACAACTTCAAGAAAAGACTGAAGAAGTAACTAAGTCACCTGTCATTGGTGTGGATGAAACTGAATATAAAAACTGGATTGAAGATGAATGGGATGAGGAGGAAGAAGAAGTAACTTCAGAAGTTGTAGAAGAGATAGAAGAGGAGGAAGTTGAAGATACTGTTGATCACGCACTGAAGATTCTTGAGACAATTAAGTCAAAAGAAGAAGTCAGAGAAAATCTTCAAGATCCAGAAATACTCAAGATCCGCAGAGAACTTGAATATCTCAAAAATCTTGTCAACGCACAAGGTGGCGGTGGTGAAGTTCGCCTTGAATTCCTTGACGATGTTGATAGAGATAGCGTAAAGGTAGATGGTAAGTTCCTAAAGTATCAGGCATCAACCGGAACATTTATTGGTGCTGATGCCTCTGGTGGTGGTGGAGGAGGAGGGGACTCTGACTATGCATCATCAGCAGGTATTGCTACATTTGCTACTACAGCAGGTGTCTCAACAAACGCTCAAGGGTTAACTGGAACACCAGACATTACAGTCAATAATATTGTTGGTGTTGCTGCCACCTTTACTGGTAATGTTTCTATTGCAGGGACACTGACATATGAAGATGTTACTAATATAGACTCTGTAGGAATAGTAACTGCAAGAAGTGGTGTTTTCTTTGGTAGTCCAACAGTTTCTGCTATCATCACAAACTCTGCTACAACCACGACAGAATCACAAACGAGCATAGATAGTTTTAGTGCATCCACATATAGATCAGCAAAATATCAAGTTCAAATTACAAGAGGAAGTGAGTATCAAGTAACTGAAATTAGCATTGTTCATGATGGAAGTGATTCTTATGGAACTGAATATGCAACACTGAAAACTGGAGAAACGTTATCTACATTCAGCACTGATATTTCTGGAGGAAATGTAAGATTGCTGGCCACGCCATCTTCATCAACATCAACTGTCTTTAAATTCACCAAAACAGCAATAGTGGTGTAATGAAAACACTAAAACAATTCCTAAAAGAAACTCCAACAAATAGTGTAGGAAACGGTGGATATACTTCTGCTGGTGGACAGACTGTTGCTGGATATGATACTAAGTTGTTTAGTAATGATGACTTGACTCAGGATTATCAAACACCTGGAGAATCTGGACAAGCAAAGTGGAGATTTTCTGGTGTATATCCTGTATTAAAACTGTCATTGAGTAGTAATCAAGGTGATGGACCATCTATTGATAGTATGGTTGATGCATCTAAAATGTTTGTTGATCGAATGGGTAATCCACAAGCAAGAATAAGAAAAACCTTTGAAGAATTTAGAGAGTCTTGGTCTAATAAATATAAAAAGAGTATTGACTGCTCCAATCCGAAAGGATTCTCACAAAAGGCACATTGTGCCGGTCGTAAAAAGAGAGCAAAATGAGTAACCCCCGTATTCCAAGAAAACCTGGGCAACCAGCAAATTCTAAAAAACATTCGGATCTTTATACGGATGAAAATCCAAAGGGTACGATTCATGGACTTGGATTCAAGGATGTTGCAACCGCTAAAGCATCTGTTACTAAGATTCGCAATTCATCAAGATCTCATGCTCACAAAATCCAGGCAGCTGTTGCTATGGAACAGAGAGCAAGAGAAATGGGTAAAACTTCAGAAGCAGCGGTTTACAGAAAGTACATCAACTCAATGAAGAAGAAGACCAAGGAAATGAACGAAGAAATGAACGGCAAGTGTAAAGCAGGATATTATTACTGCTACACTGACAAAAAATGCAAACCAATCCCCAAAGGGTATAAGATGGTTGGGCGTGCCGGATATCTTCGTAAAGAGAATGGTCACTCTGTAGATGATGAACCAAGTAATGGTAATGGCAATGGTAATGGTGGAAATGGTAATGGTAACGGTGGTAATGGTAATGGCGGCAATGGTGGAGGAATGAGTGAAGAAAGTCTTCGTGATTGGTTTGGTAAGTCAAGATCAAAAGGTGGGAAACCTGGTTGGGTTCAAGTAGTATCGGGTAAACCCTGTGCTCGTCAACCCGGTCAAAAATCAACACCTAAATGCGTGTCCTCTGCAAAGAGAGCAAGCATGAGCAAATCTGAAAGAGAGTCTGCTCAAAGAAGAAAAAGAGCCGCTGATCCTGGTCAACCACAAAAGACTGGTGCAGCAAAACCCACATACGTTTCAACTGATAAACCAAAGAAAAAAATGGATGAAGCAGTAATGAGGGATAAGCAAGGTCTTGACAAATATGATAGATCCAAGCGCATGATTCGCCACATGCAAGATAAATATGGTTCTGCTAAATCTGGATTCGGTCCAGATTCTAAATTCAGAACAGGTAAAGATCACAGTGTTGCAAACGAGAAAAAAATGAAATCTGTAAAAGAAAGCACGGAGTTTGTAACTCTACCACTCGATATTGAAATTCCCAATAACATCAGAGATTTTAACTTGGGTCTCATGTTCCGTGAAAGTTTAGATGTAAACAGCGGAATGCTTTTCATCTTTGATGAAGTAGCACAACAGTCATTCCATATGACTGAAACAAGAATTCCTCTTGATATTGCGTTTATCAGAGAGGATGGCATCATCGATAGTATTAAACCATTAGAACCATTTGACGAATCCCCAGTCACTTCGGATGGAGAAGTGCTGTGCGCGTTAGAAGTAAACCGTGGATGGTTCGCAGAAAACAATGTAGAAATTGGAGACGAGATTGATATTGAGGAAGGCAAGAAAGATGCTTGCTACCATAAAGTCAAGTCTCGTTATTCCGTTTGGCCAAGTGCATATGCGTCAGGAGCACTGGTCAAATGTCGTAAAGTTGGTGCAGCAAATTGGGGCACCAAAACCAAGAAAGAAGAATTTGAACTTGAAGAGAAGAAGGGACAGAAGTGTTGGCCTGGTTACGAAAAGAAAGGCACACAGAAACTCTTCGGAAAGACTTATAATCGTTGTGTGAAAAAGGAAGAAGTAACTGGTGGTATTCTTGTTCAAGATGCACAAGACTTCAAACCCCGTGAGATTGAAACTGTTGACATCATTAAAGCCGAACCTTTAGTTAAAGAAGAGAAAGGTTGTATGCACAACCATAAAGGTGAGGAGTGTCCGGTACATGGTAAGAAAGAATGTCCAGCAATTGAAGAGGCAGTAAGAATGCCCGCAAAGACTGGTAACCTTGTCAATGTAGTCTTCCGTTTTAGAAGTTCTACAATTATGCTGAAGATGTTCTTCCCTCAAGTCTCACTACCCACGAGATCTGATGTACAAGATCAAATTGGTAGAGTATATCCTGGCGCGAAACTACTAAATTTCACAGTTTCCGACTATGAACCAGGAGAACCAGTTCTTCACGCAGAAGGAGCAGCATGGACAAAAAAGTCCGGTAAGGCCGAATCTGGCGGTCTTAACGAGAAAGGCAGAAAATCTTACGAAAGAGAAAATCCAGGAAGCGACCTTAAGGCACCAAGCAAAAAGGTTGGAAATCCCCGTCGCAAATCCTTTTGCGCTCGAATGAAGGGAATGAAGAAAAAACTTACTTCAGCAAAAACTGCTAACGATCCAAATAGCAGAATCAACAAATCACTGAGAGCCTGGAACTGCTGATAACCTATGTCTGATAATGTATACCTTGGCAATCCTAATCTAAAAAAAGCGAATACTCCGATTGAATTTACGGAGGAGCAAGTTATTGAGTTCCTCAAATGTAAAGAGGATCCGGTTTATTTTGCTAACAATTACATTAAGATTGTTTCTCTTGATGAGGGTTTAACTCAGTTTCACCCATATCATTTCCAGGAGAAGTTAATTAATAACTTCCACAATAACAGATTTAATATCTGTAAGATGCCACGACAAACTGGTAAATCCACTACAGTCGTATCTTACCTTTTGCATTATGCTGTATTCAATGACAGCGTAAACATTGGCATTCTGGCAAACAAAGCAGCAACCGCAAGAGAACTTCTTGGAAGGTTACAGACTGCTTATGAAAACTTGCCACGATGGATGCAACAAGGTATCATAGCATGGAACAAAGGATCTCTGGAATTAGAAAATGGCAGTAAGATATTGGCAGCTTCTACGTCTGCAAGTGCTGTCCGAGGTATGTCGTTCAACATCCTCTTTCTCGACGAGTTCGCGTTTGTCCCAAATCACGTCGCTGACTCGTTCTTTGCATCTGTTTATCCTACTATTACTTCTGGTAAAAACACCAAAGTAATTATTGTATCTACTCCACACGGTATGAACCACTTCTACCGCATGTGG